CTTGCAATATAATCACTACTCCCTGCTGATTGAGTACCATTCATCTTAACTATAGACGCTACATTGTTATATTTTGTTTTTAAATACTGAAAAATATTTGTTTTTCTTATCTCTGCCATAATAAATCAACTCCTAAAAAAAAAATAATATATACAAAATTAAAAAAAATAGAATAAAAAGAATTTAAATTAAATTTTATTAGATACTAACCTAAATTCAATACAATCTCATCATTTTCAATAGCTAAACTAACATCTGATTTACGCACATACCCTGACAAGTCCAATCTAACAGGATCTAATTTTTTCCAATCATACTGATAATTACCCTCAGTTCCGCTGCGAATAGTACACCATACCTGATACTCATCATCTGTTTGAGGATCAGTTTCTGGAACAAGATATAACTTGTTCATAGTTGATTCATTAGGTGTTGGTTTAGTTTCAACAGGCACTATCATATCAACATGCAATAGAGATTGTATTGTATTATCTACAGCCATATTAATTGTTGATTGGGTTGCATTTGCAGCAGTCCCAATATTCGGATGTGCTACAGGGTCTAATACTTCACTAGTAGAATGTGTATGCCCTGCATTAGCTTTTAATTCTAATGCATCATAAACTGCATTAGATGTTACAACATTATTATTGTTATCTTGAACTGTATCAACAACAGTAGGGATTGTTGGTGTGTTACTTAAATCATCATAATCTCCAGTTGTTGCGACAGTAGCAAGGCTGGATGAATCTGCTTTATCATTTAAACTATCTTTAACTAATTTTTCTGATGGGAAATTATTGTTAGTAGGTGTTGTACTCCACTTACTAACTTTATTGCTTTTATCTTCTTTACCAGATATGTCTTGATGTTGAGTAATAAAAGGATTGGACCCATCACCATCATTGGCTAAGGCAGATGTTTTTGTTGGTATATCATCTACATCAGCTTTATTTTTTAATTCATCATGCATGCATTTTGCACTAGGATATTGGGTGTCAGTAGATGCTGCAGAAATACTGGTTACTTTATTGCTTTTATCTTCTTTGTTTTTTGAAGCTAACCACTGCCCCATATTTAATCTTATTTCTGAGTTTTGGTTTGTTTCCGGCATAATTATTATACTCCTTTTAAAAAATTTTTTTTTATTTGAATACTATTTCATCACCAATCATATAAACACTTTTTATATAGCCTTGTTCTTTGAGAAATCTATTCAATTGATTATATGTAATGTACTCTCTTATCTGTTCATTAACATATTCATGTACTTGAACTTCATTTAGAAATGGTAAATAAACTGAATCAATAAGGACACCATTACTAAAAATATGAAGGCACCCCTCATCAAAAAGAATATTATCCACTTTAGAGTTTATATGCTGAAAGATTTCTACAAAA